GCAGAGAACGCCGCCATTACGCCCGCCGCTGATACTCTGACCACCGTTCAGCTTTCCGGCTATGAGATCATCAAGCTGGTGCAGATTTCCGATACCGTTATGACTATGAGCATTGCGGCTTTCGAAAGCTGGATCGTCAATATGCTGGCGGAAGCTATCGCCCGCAAGGTTGAAGATTTTATCATTAACGGCACAGGCACTTCCCAGCCGAAGGGCATTGCCGCCGCGAACACTTGGGACGCAACCAACAGCGTTTCCGTGGGTGCTTCCGCTTCCCTTACCGCCGCAAACGTGCAGGCGCTGATCGGACTTCTGCCTTCCGGTTACGACAGAAACGGCAAGTTCGTTATGAACAAGCGTACCCTGTTTACCGATTTCATGCCCTTGCAGGACAACAGCAAAAACCACATTGTTTCCGTACAGGGCAACAACTACTTCGTGTACGGTTATCCCGTTCTTCTGTCCGACTACGTGGCGGATCACGAAGCCTTCCTGGGCGACTTCAAGAAGGTTTGCGCCAACCTTGCCGAAAATATCGGCGTGAAGAATGCTTACGACATCGACACCAACAGTTACAAGTACAGCGGTATTGCAATCTTCGATTGCGTTCCCGCAATCGGCGAAGCATTCGTGAAGCTGGCGAAGGCTTCCGCCTAATTTGTGGAGGTATGACGAATGCTTGACAAGGTAAAGCTGGCGTTGCGTATCAGCGGAAGCGCCTTCGACGACGAAGTAACCGACTTGATTAACGCCGCGATCGCCGATCTTCGCCTTGTCGGTATCATCGTTCCGGAAAATGCGGGATCGCCCGAAGCGACGGGCGATCCCCTTATTTCGCGCGCGATCGTACTTTACGCAAAGGCGGAATTCGGCTTCAATGACGACGCGGAAAAATACCGCAAAGCATACGACTATCTGAAATGCGCCTTGTCGTTAGCGGGCGACTATATCGAGGAAAGCGGGGGCGAATAATGAGATGGAGCGAACAAATCACATTGATTGCGCTTGCCGATCCTTCCCCGCGCACGAATGAACACGGCTTCCCCGTTCCGCACACGGAAACCGCAACAACGGTATTCGCCGACAAGAAATCCGTGGGTTATTCGGAGTTCTACAAGGCGGCGCAAGCGGGCTACACAACGGAATTGAAGTTTGATGTTTATTCGTTTGAGTACACCGGACAGCAGATCGTGGAATATCCCGTTTCGAGCGGGACGCGGTACAGAGTTCTTCGGACTTACCTTCACGGGAACGGGGAATTTACCGAATTGACGCTTGTAAACCTTCCGGAAGCGGAAGGGGGCGGCGCAGATGGCTAAATTAACCGTAACAGGGCTTGAAGAAGCGGAAAAAGCCATGCTTCGGCGCGAAGAGGGGGCAGAACAAGCCGTTTCGGAAATGCTGAAA